AGCTTAGTTCGGCTTTAGTGTAACTTCATAGAACTAAATAGGGGTTAATGGAGAGGTTAGGGAGGGTTTGCTAGGGTTACTATTTAACCCCGGTGGCCTACAATGTTATTGTACACTCTATTTCGTGTTTTGTCAAGGACTTTTTAAAGTTTTACAAAACACTTGACAAATCTTCATAGAGTTCTATAATGATAAGCATGAGTAATTTACCTGCTAATAGAAAATTAACAGACAAACAACAGTTATTCCTTGATAACATACTAGAAACCAAGGGAGACTTAAAGCTATCAGCCGAACTTGCTGGATACTCAGGAAATCACTACCAAGTTATAAAGAGTTTAAAAGAAGAAATAGTCGAATTAGCCTCGAATGTACTTGCAAGGGAAGCACCTAAAGCAGCTTTTAAGCTCGTTGAAGTGATGACAGCTGCTGATGCCATACCACAGGCCAATGTGAAACTACAGGCTGCTCAAACAGTCTTAGATAGAGTTGGTTTAGGTAAGACAGAGAGGGTTGATGTCAACCATAATGTGCAAGGTGGGATTTTTATCCTCCCCGAGAAACAAACTATAGAGGTCGAATATGCCAACCAAGAAGAAAACCAAGAGTAGAGTTAATGAAGCTGGTAACTATACCAAGCCAGCTATGCGTAAAAGATTGTTTCAAAAGATTTTGCGTGGTAGTAAAGGCGGTAAGCCCGGCCAGTGGAGTGCTCGTAAGGCTCAGATGTTAGCAAAAGAGTACAAAGCAAAAGGAGGAGGGTACAAATAATGTATTTTGGCTTTGAAGATATGATAAGATGGTTTAAAGAACTACTCAAACTTGAAAAACCTAAGAAGAAACCTGTCAGGAGAAAAAGAAGAAGTGTCAAGCCTAAGAAAGTCGCAAAGAAGCCTTAGAAGTTGGACCAAACAAAAGTGGGGTACTAAGTCAGGCAAGAAGTCTAGCGAGACTGGGGAACGTTATTTACCCAAAGCAGCCCGAGATGCGTTAAGTCCGGCTGAATACGCAGCGACTACAAGAAAAAAACGAGAGGACACAAGAAAAGGCAAACAATTTAGTAAACAACCTAAAAGAATTGCTAAGAAAACTAGACAATACAGAAAAACATCATAATGAGTGAGAAAGATTCAAGATTAAAACGAGCAGGAGTCTCTGGGTACAACAAACCGAAAAGAACTCCGGGTCATCCAACTAAGTCACACATCGTTGTGGCTAAAGAAGGTGACAAGATTAAGACTATTCGTTTTGGTCAGCAAGGTGCTAAGACAGCTGGGAAACCTAAAGCTGGTGAATCAGAAAAAATGCGAAAGAAAAGAGCATCTTTCAAAGCTCGTCATAGAAGAAACATTAATAAAGGAAAAATGTCAGCAGCCTATTGGGCTAATAAGGTGAAGTGGTAATGCCTCAGCTCGGAACAAATGAAAAACCAGTTTTGATGACCAACAAAAAGAATGGTGGTCGTGTTGGTAAAGGGTCTCGACCAAGACCTATTACTAATAAAGAACAATACGAAAAGAACTGGGATATGATTTTCGGTAAGAAGAGCACGAAGTCGCAAGACTGAGTCAGCATAAGAGGCTTTCCAGATGTTTAATCCATCTTGATGTCTGGAAAGTCCAGCTTTGAATTATGAAGATACCAACAGGCTACCTCAAAAAGAAAAGTCACACCATCCCTTTTGGTTACGAAGCCTGTGAGTTTGAAGGTTACATCAAACCCATTCCCGAACAACTTGAAGTTCTCCACAAATACCTACAAGGTGTCACCGAACAAAAGTATTCCCTCAGAGAAGCAGCTAAACTTATCAGTCAAGAAACAGGTCGCAACATTTCTCATGTTGCTGTCAAGAACTACATTGATTCCGACCCCTCTTTAGAAGAACAACACAAAAAGAAAATAGCTCAACGCAAAGCTAAGATAGCCAAAGCTAAGAAAGCTTTGTATGTTAAAGAACGCAAAGTCAAAGCTCAAGAGCAAGTTATTAAAAAAGCGACTGAACAGTCAAGCTCCCACATTGTCACCGATGAAGAACTCAACGAAGTTCCTACCGATGTCCAAGAACAACTCAAAGATGCTAAGGTGGTCTTCTCAGCCAACGAAGGCCCACAAACAGATTTCTTAGCTGCAGATGAGAAAGATGTCCTCTACGGTGGAGCAGCAGGTGGTGGTAAATCTTATGCCATGCTTGTTGACCCACTGAGGTATGCCCACAAGAAAGCCCATCGAGCTTTAATACTCAGAAGGTCTATGCCGGAACTCCGAGAGATGATAGACAAATCTCGTGAGTTATACCCACAAGCTTTCCCCGGTGCTAAGTTCAGAGAAGTTGAAAAGCTCTGGAACTTTCCGAGTGGAGCTAAGATAGAGTTTGGTTTCTTGGAACGAGATGCTGATGTCTATCGTTACCAAGGACAAGCATATTCTTGGATAGGCTTTGATGAGATTACCCATTTACCAACAGAGTTCAGCTGGAACTATTTAGCTTCTCGTTTAAGAACTACTGACCCAGAAATAAAAACTTACTTACGATGCACTGCTAACCCCGGTGGTTCAGGTGCTCATTGGGTGAAGAAAAGATACATTGAACCTAGTGAGTCTAACAAATCTTTTTTAGGTGAAGATGGTTTAACCAGAAAGTTTATTCCAGCTAAATTACAAGACAACCCTTATCTGGCTAAAGATGGTGTCTACGAACAGATGCTGAAATCTTTACCACCTATCCAAAGACGACAACTCCTTGAAGGTAACTGGGAAGTTGCCGAGGGTGCAGCCTTTGTTGAGTTTGACCCAACCAAACATATTGTCACACCTTTTCAGATTCCAGTGCATTGGGAACGGGTTAAAGGGGTTGACTATGGTTATGCTGCTGAGTCTTGTTGCCTCTGGGGTGCTGTCGACATCAATGATGGTACTTTGATAATATACCGTGAATTATATCAAAAAGGCTTGACAGGAGAAGAATTAGGCAGTATAATAGGGAATATGGAGCTCGAGGACCCTTTTTCGGTCCCGGGTGTATTAGATACTGCAGCTTGGGCTAGAACAGGTACTACTGGTCCCACAGTTGGCGAAGCCTTAATTAAAGCTGGTCATAAGTTAAGACGAGCTGATAAGAACAGGATACAAGGTAAAATTCAAATACACGAGTTCCTGAAAGTTAAAGAAAACGGCAGACCAAGGTTGCAGATATTTAACTCTTGCCCAAATCTAATACGAGAGTTACAGTCCATACCTTTGTCTAAAACGAATCCAGAAGATGTTGATACACATGCTTCTGACCATGCTTACGATGCTCTGCGTTATTTGATAATGAGCAGACCAAGAGTGGATAGTCCGTTAGAACGAATTAGAGGGTTGAAAAAACAAATGCATCAACCAGCTGATTCAACATTTGGATATTAAGGTAGATGGCAGACAACGACAATACATTTTTAACAGCAGATAATCTTTACGAAGATGTTGAAGGTGAAGCTGGTAAGAATTTAAATTTAGAACAAAACCAAAAACAAAACTTAGTTGGTATTATTCAAAGTCGTTTCTACCAAGCAGAAGATGCTAGAAATACCGATGAAACGAGGTGGTTGCGTTCTTACGAAAACTACCGAGGTCTATACAACAAATCAGTCAAATTTAGAGATTCAGAAAAGTCTCGAGTCTTTGTTAAGATTACTAAAACAAAAGTCTTAGCAGCCTATGGTCAACTAGTCGATGTTATCTTTGGTACCGGTAAATTTCCTATCGGCATTCAAGAAACTAAAATACCTGAAGGAGAACTTGGCCAAGCCAATCTAGATATCAACAATCCACAGATGGGACTTGAAAGTCCTCAGAGTGGTATGCAGTTGCCAGATGATATTGGCAATAGAATAGACAACCCTTACGATGTTGGCTATGAAGGCGATGGTCGAACTCTAAAACCCGGAGCTACTTTTGGCTTAGGAGTTTTTAGTGAGCCTATTGAAGATAAAGTAGCAGACCAGCTTGTTGAAGGTTACAGTCCAAACCCACAAGCTTTAGAGATTTCTCCAGCTCAAAAAGCTGCCAGAAGAATGGAGAAACTTATCCATGACCAGATAGATGAATCCAAAGGTTCATCAGAAATTAGAAATGCTTTACTAGAAGCATCACTACTGGGTACAGGAATAATTAAAGGACCGTTTAACTTTAACAAGAAACTGAACAAATGGGAAGTAGGTGAAGATGGTGAAAGAAGCTACAACCCTCTTGAAGTTAGAGTACCAAGAATAGAGTTTGTTAGTTGTTGGGATTTTTATCCAGACCCAGCAGCTACGAGCATAGAAGAGTGTGAGTATGTTGTGCATAGACACAAGATGAATAAATCACAACTCAGACAGCTTCGTAATATGCCTTATTTTAATGAGGATGCTATTAGAAGTTGTTTAATAGAAGGGCCTAACTATCAAGAAAAAGATTTTGAAAATCAATTAAAAGATGATGCTAGACAAGATGAGTATCAGTCTAACTTTGAAGTGCTTGAGTACTGGGGTATCATGGATGCTGAGTATGCACGAGAAGTTGGGATTGAACTTGACGATAGCATAGATGATTTAGATGAGGTACAGATTAATGCATGGGTCTGTGGTAATCAACTCTTAAGAGCTGTAATAAATCCATTTACTCCATACCGCTTACCTTATCATGCTTTCCCATACGAAAGAAACCCATACAACTTCTTTGGTATCGGAGTAGCAGAAAACATGGATGATTCTCAACAGATTATGAATGGTCATGCAAGAATGGCTGTTGATAATCTAGCGATGGCTGGTTCTCTCGTCTTTGATGTCGATGAGTCAGCTTTAGTTGGTGGACAGTCTATGGAAATATATCCGGGTAAAATATTCAGGCGACAAGCTGGAATGCCGGGACAAGCCATACATGGTGTGAAGTTTCCAAATACTGCTCCAGAGAATATGATGATGTTCGACAAGTTTAGACAACTTGCTGATGAACAGACCGGCATACCATCATATTCACATGGTCAAACTGGTGTACAAAGTATGACAAGGACTGCTTCAGGTATGTCTATGTTGCTTGGTGCTGCTAGTTTAAATATTAAAACAGTTGTCAAAAACTTAGATGACTTTTTATTAAGACCACTAGGTGAGTCTTTCTTTCAATGGAACATGCAGTTCTTTGAAGGCTCTCTAGATGTGGAAGGTGATTTAGAAGTTAGAGCAACAGGTACTAATAGCTTGATGCAGAAAGAAGTTAGAAGTCAAAGACTGACAATGTTCTTACAAACTGCACAGAGTCCTGCTATTGCACCATTTGTTAAAATTTCTAAATTGGTTAGTGAACTTGCCTATAGCTTGGATTTAGACCCAGATGAAATTCTGAATGACCCTGAAGAAGCAGCTATGATGGCACAAATAATAGGAATGCAAAATGCTGGACAAAACATTGGCACGGAAGCTGAACTTGCTGGTCAAGAACAGGGACCTATGGGAAGCCTTGCTGGAACACCTGCACAACCTCAAGACCTTGGACCTACAGGGACTGGTGGTGGCAACATCGGAACAGGAAATGTACCGGTTGCAGGGGAAAGTGAGTTCTCTGGTACGAATAGAGCAACTGCCGTTACAGGTTGAAGAAGCTCTAAATAGAAAAGAAGAGGAGAAATAAATGTTAGATTTATTAGATACAATACTTAAACTCGTGAGTGTTATACCGTGGTTAGTATCAATTTGTTCATTGATAGCTGCATTAACACCAACACCTGCTGATGATAAATTAGTAGGGAAAGCATATAAAATTTTAGATTGGTTTGCCCTTAATATAGGAAGAGCTAAGGAAAAATAATGGCTAAATTCCCAGACTTAAACAAAGACGGTAAAATTACTCAAGCCGATATCTTGAAAGGTCGTGGTGTTTTCCAAGAAGGTGGTGATGTTGATAGTCAAATGGCTATCTTAATGAAACCACAACAAGAACAAGCAATGGCCTCTGATGAAGATATGGAAGAGGACTATTTAGATTTTATACTAGACGAAGCATTAACTGAAGAAGAAGAAGAAATGCTTCAAGATAGACTAGAACAAGATGAGCAACTAGCTTTACTATTTGATAAAGTGATTGATGTTGCTCAAGAGTTTGCCGGAGCTGGACTCGTTGAGGGTCCGGGCAACGGTGTTTCCGACAGCATACCTGCAAGGTTATCTGACGGAGAATTTGTCTTTACTGCTAAAGCAACAGAAGAAATCGGAGCTGATGAATTGATGCGTATGATGAAAGATGCTGAAGCTAAAGCAGATGAAAGACAAGGTTTTGTTTATGGAGGAGAAGTACTGGAAGAAGGTGAAACTTTTGTGGTTGAACCGACTGAACCAGAACCAGTTAAACAAGAGATTCGTGTGCAACGAGAAACTGTTGGACCTCAAGCAACTGAGCAAGAGGAAGAAGAGTTAGTCGAAGAAATACGAACTCGAAAAATGATGACTGGTAAAGCTTCACCCGTAAGCTAATATTAGGCGATAGGGCTACCTTATGTCATAAGCACCCTATCATTAGATTAACCGAAAGGCTACCTTTAAAATAAAAGCCCTGCACAGTCGACATACGCAGCTACCTTTTAAATGAAGCCCTGAGTAGGAGAAGAATATGACTACTAACGTAAAAGAGGAAAATGCCAATCCTTATAACGAAAAAAAATCATGGCATAGTAACGAAGAAGATAAAGCATTTGAAAGTGCTGACGGAATGTTCTTTAGAGAACCAACCAAAGTAGAATCAAATGAGGAAGTAGAGCAACCTGTAGAACAGGAAGCAAGTGAGGATAAACCTTATAAGCGACCAGACTACAAAAAGCGATACGATGATTTAAAGAAACATTACGATACTAAACTTAGTGAGTTTAAATCAAGAGAGCAAGAGCTATTAGAAGAAGCTACTAAAAATAGACAAAGCTATAAAGCTCCGAAGTCTCAAGAGGAACTTGAAGATTTTAAAAAAGAGTATCCAGATGTTTACGAAGTTGTTGAAACAGTTTCACACTTACAAGCTTCTGAAAGGTCCAAAGACCTTGAAGCTAAGTTAGAAGCTCTCCAGCAACGGGAAAAAGAACTTGTTCGTAAAGATGCTGAAAAGCGATTGAATGACAGACATCCTGATTTTGAAGATATCAGAAACAGTGATGACTTTCACGACTGGGCAAAATCACAGCCACAATCTATCCAAGATTGGGTATATAAAAATGCTGATGATGCTGACCTAGCTTCAAGAGCTATAGATTTATTTAAAAGAGATATTGGTATGGACTCCAAACCGAAGAAGTCAAATTCTAGAAAGACCAAATCTTCTGCTGCTGATATGGTTTCAACTAAAACAACAAGTGTTGAACCTAAGCAAGAGAAAGTTTGGACTACTAAGGAGATTTCTGCTATGAGCATGGATGAATTCGACAAATATGAAGAAGAAATCAGTAAAGCCATGTTTGAAGGCAGAGTTCAAAGATAAACTTTTATAATAATTAAAGGAAAGAAAAATGGCTTATAACCAATCGGATGAAAATTTCGCACAATCGTCTGGTTCTAACTTTGCTAACAATAATTTCTTGCCTGAAATTTATTCCAAGAAAGTTTTAAACTTTTTTAGGAAAGCCTCTGTTGTCGAAGCAATTTCAAACACAGATTACGCAGGTGAGATTTCAGGATTTGGAGACACTGTTAAAATAATTAACGAACCAGAAATTACAGTGTATCAGTACGAAAGAGGAGCAGATGTAACAAAAACAGTTCTTACAGATGCAGAAACAACTCTTATCGTAGATACAGCTAATGCTTTCAAATTTATCGTAGATGATATTGAAAGTCAAATGTCACATGTCAACTTCAAAGAAGTTGCAACATCTTCAGCAGCATACTCATTAAGAGATGCTTTTGACCAAGGTGTTTTAGCTAAGATGTTCGCAGGAGTATCTTCAAGTTCACCAGACCATATCATTGGTTCTGACAGTGCAACTGCTGATGCAACTCTATCTCACGCAACAAACTCTGTTGACCTATTAGGTTCAGACGGAACAGGTGTGGATGCTTTAGACTTAATGGCAAGAATGGCAAGATTACTTGATGACCAAAATGTCCCTGAAGAAGGTAGATATTTTGTAGCTCCTCCAAGTTTTTACGAGGAACTATCACAGTCAGGTTCAAAACTATTGTCAGTAGACTTTAATGCTGGACAAGGTTCAATTAGAAATGGCTTAGTATCTAGTGGTAAACTAAGAGGTTTTTCAATGTACAAATCAAATAACATTGCATCAACTTCAAATGCTACAGGTAAAGTCCTAGCTGGACACATGTCTGCAGTGTCAAGTGCTCAAACAATTACATCAACAGAAGTTATCAGAGACCCTGATTCTTTTGGTGATATTGTTAGAGGCTTACACGTCTACGGAGCAAAAGTTCTTAGACCAAAAGCTTTAGTATCAGCTTTCTACCTAGTAGACTAACGATACTTCGGAGGGCTCTTCGGAGCCTTCCATTTTTTATAGGAGAGATTATGCATTACGGAGATAAAAAAAGAGACAAAAAGATGTACGGTGGTATGTCTAAAAAGAAAAAAATGATGGGTGGAGGTAGAATCAAATATAAACATGGTGGTTATGCTTCTATTCAAGATATGGAAAAGAAATGCAGTTCTATGGCTGGTATGAATACCATGAAAATAGAAGGCGAGAAGTAATGAAGGTTAAAGCACCTAAAGGCTATCACTGGATGAAGTCCGGTAAGTCTTATAAGCTTATGAAACATACTGGTAAGTTTGTGCCACATAAAGGAGCAAGTTTATCAGCTAACTTTGAAATTCAAAAGAAACATAAAAAATAATGGCAAACACATATTTAGAAATTACTAACGAAGTATTACGAGAACTGAATGAAGTTCCTTTAACAACATCAACTTTTGCAAATGCTAAAGGTATTCAAGCTTTTGTTAAAGATATGGTTAATAAAGCAATCTTTGATATTGCTAATGAAGAACCTCAGCTACCTTTTTTATCTGCTGGTCTTAGTGGAGCTACTGACCCTTTCTATGGTAATGTAACTGTTCCTAGTGTTGCCGGTACTAGATGGTACTTATTAAAAGCTGGTAGTTCTAGTTTAGCTGATGACTATGCTTCAATAGATTGGGATGATTTTTATATGACAACTATTAATGTGTCAGGTGAATCAGCTCCTTATGTTTCTAAAGGTTTAAAGTTTTTAACATTAGCTGATTGGAAGAGTAATTATAGAGACTCAGAAAATGCCGATGATGCTGATGGACAGGTGTATGGAGAACCTAGATATGTTATTAAATCTCCAGATAGTAGAAAATTTGGACTAAGTCCGATACCTGATAAAGTTTATAATATACATTTTTATGCTTTTAATAAGCCAACAGCTTTATCAGCTCATGGTGACACTATAGTCCTCCCAGAACAATATAGTAATGTTATAACTTCACGAGTTAGATATTATGTATGGCAGTTTAAAGAATCACCACAACAAGCAGCTTTTGCTTTAGATGATTTTAGAAAAGCTATGAAGAGCATGAAATCAAACTTAATGAATCCTCAGCCTAAGTATATGACTGATGATAGAAGATATTTTTAATTTATGGCACGTTCCCAACCTTATACAGTTGCATGTGATGGTGGTCTTGTAACCTCATCAAACTCTATTGACTTATTAAAAACTCCCGGGGTTGCTTCTAGACTACAAAACTTTGAAGTCTCTATTGAAGGTGGGTATCGTAGAATAAATGGTTACACTAAATATAAAGTTGGTGATGTTACTCCAGCACAACCAGCAGGTAGTACAGCAACCATACTAGGAGTATTTCCTTATGCTGATGGAGTTGTTGCTTGTGTCAGTGATGATATTTATTTTAGTAATGATGGAGCTACTTGGTTACAAATTAATAGAAGCTCAGTAGCTAATAGTGGTGATAACTACACAGCCTTTACAGGCCGTAGTGTTTTAAATAGAACAGGACAAGGGCAATGTAGCTTTGCTTTATTTGAAGGTGCAACTTTTGAATATGGTGAACTACTAATAGCCGATGGAGCTAATAAAGTTTATAGCTTTAGAATGGAAGGGTCTGGTAACTTAAATAGCAGAACATTTTTTGCTGATGAAATTACTGTTGATGGTACTAATGGAGTCAAACACATTACAGTCCATGACCATCACTTGATAGCAGCAGGAGTAGAAAACAATTTAAGTACAGTTTACTACAGTGTGTATAATGACCCTGATAACTTTTCAGGTACTGGAGCAGGTTCGGTAACTATATCAGACCAAGTGGTTGGTATTAAAGGTTTCCGTGAAGACTTAATTGTCTTTTGTGAAAACAGTATTCATAAACTAATTAATATTAATGATTCATCAAATATTAGAATAGACCCTATTACGGAAAACGTAGGTTGTTTAAGTGGCTACAGTATTCAAGAAATTGGTGGTGACTTAGTCTTTCTAGCACCAGATGGTATCAGAACAGTTGCTGGTACGGCAAGAATTGGTGACGTGGAGTTAGGGACAGTATCAAAACAAATACAACCTTTACTTAGTGACCTAGCTCGAAACATTGATGACTTTACTGTAACTAGTTTGGTTATACGAGAAAAGTCACAGTATAGATTGTACTATACCAATCCCCTTTCAGTTAATTCAGCTCAAGAAGGGATTATTGGCACATTAAGACCTAATGGGTTTCAATGGTCTGAAACAAAAGGTTTAGAAGTAACAGATGTTAATTCAAACTTTGACCAAAACGGTGTTGAGGTTTATTACCATGGTGATACTAATGGGTTTGTTTATACCCATGATGTTGGTCATAGTTTTGATGGTACTAATATAAATGCTATTTATGAAACACCAGACTATGATTATGGTGACTTTGGTACTTTAAAAACTTTGCATTACATTAAGATATCTATAACACCAGAAGGGACAGTACAACCAACACTAACAGTTAAGTTTGATTTTGGTAATCTTGATGTCCCACAACCAGATAGTATTTTATTAGACTCAGTACCAGAACCAGCAACATTTAGTAATGCTATATTTGGCTCAGCAATTTTTGGTGCAGCTGAACAACCACTAGTTAGAGAATCACTAGTTGGTAGTGGCCACAGTAACAATTTTAGATTCTCAAGTAATGATTCCAATGCACCTTATATTGTGAATGGATTCTATGTAGATTATATACCTTCAGGTAGGAGATAAGAATGGCAGGATATATCCGACAAAGTACTTTTAGTGATGG